TTGGGTTTTGCTGTGAAACCAAAATAACGAAATTCGTCCTGCCAGTCAATCTCCTCTCCTCGGGGTACGGCAACCATCGAGTCATCGCCCATCACAATCACGCGATAACGCGAGAAGATCTCTGAATCTGTGAGGTCGGGGTACTTCTCGCGAAAGTGACAGTAAGCAATATACGCGTGCGTGAGTGCGTTTAAGAGGGAATTCCCCGTTGTTGTATTCGCGTCGCCACTGCGGCGCGTGCCTGCCACCGTGTACCTGATTCCGGAGCGAGTACGGCCTCCTGCAAAGACCTGCTCCGCGAAAAAGCGGTAGGCAAGGGATCCCCTCCTCAACCCGAAGCGCACCATCGTCCTGCGCTCAAGTAAGAGCGCACGGACTCCAACGGAAGCGTCGAAGCGCTTGAAATCATTCTCGTAGATTTCCATTCCGTCTTCAAGTGCCCTCTGGTACCAGTTGCCGAGAGCCTCAGCAGATAATCCACTTGCGAAGCAAAGAAAATGGTTACGGTGCCACAACTCCTTCATTTTCTCCGCAAACGCATACACGAACGGGCCGGTTGAGACTTGCGCCTCATCCGACACACTCTGTATGAGTCTGGGGGCAAAGTCGCAAAGGTCGTCAACACTATGATCCCCCAGTTTTTCTTCTTTGACGAACGCTTTGCGCCTTGCCAACTTCGCCACACTAAAGTTGGTTGTGCGGAGGCGCACTAGTGCCTCCTCAAATTGCTTTCGGCGCCATTCTGGCCACCGACACAACCATTGCTGCAAGGGCATTGGTGCTATCTCCTCAAAGCCTTTGAAGATAAAGTGCCACTTGTGGTCCAACCATCTCTCCAAGGCATCCCATGCCCTATCATCTCCCTGGGGCCTGTTTTGTAAAGCTCTGTTAGTAAGAGCGAGAAATTCGTTGTGTGCCGACGCTGCAGGACACACAGGGAGACGACCAGCGAACCAGACTCCGTTCACCTGCATCGCAGTGCGTTTAGCATGATACTCGGAACACGCACTGAAATCGATGCTGCTGCCTGGTCGAATAGGTAACTGAGGCTCTTGTGAAGACTCG